CAGGAAAGTCAGCAACTATTGCTGACCCTCAAGCAGTTAACTTAACAAACTACGTTGCTTTGGTATCTCATCCAAGTGCAGCTGGTACTGTTAAATTGATGGACTTAGCTGTCGAATCTGAATACGACATCAGAAGACAAGGTACATTAATGGTAGCTAAATATGCTATGGGTCACGGAGTATTGAGACCTGAAGCAGCAGTAGGTATCAAAGAGGCATAAGCCTTTTAGTATCAATTAGATTAGGGGGATTAAAGTCCCCCTTTTCTATAAGTTTCATTCAAAATATTTAGGAGATTATGACTACACAAATTACACCAACAACCGAGTTACAAGCAGTTAACATAATGCTATCAGGCATTGGAGAAGCACCTGTAAACTCTATAACAGGCACAACTTCTGTTGACGTATCTGTAGCAAAAAATATTTTAGATGAAACTTCCATGTCTATTCAATCTATTGGATGGCATTTCAACACTCAAACCAACTATACATCTTTGGCACTCGACCAAGATAATAAAATTCCCCTTCCTTCTAACTGCGTTAAAGTTGACGCTAGTAAAGATTTTAGACACATTAACATTACTTTAAGAAATGGTTATTTATACGATTTAGAAAAACACACAGACATTTTTAGCACTACACCTTCTGTTGACATGGTTCTTGTACAACAATTTGAGCAGTTACCAGAATATGCTAGACAATACATTACAGCTAAAGCATCCAGAAGATTTGCTTCAAGATTTATTGGAGATAAAGCTATTGTTGAGTTACTTACAGCAGATGAGAATGAGGCTTTAATGTCTTTCCATCAAGCAGATAGTCAAGAAGCTGATGTTAACATGCTAGAAGGTGATTCAAATACTTACTCAATTATTAACAGACCTACTAGAAGGACTTACTAATGGGTGCAGTTGTTTCACAAAGTATTCCAAACTTTTTGAATGGAATATCTCAACAAACACCTACACAAAGAAGTGTTAATCAAGGTGAAGAACAGATAAATTTACAAAACAATATTGTAGATGGATTGTCTAAAAGACCACCATTTGAATACCTTGCAACTTTAGATGCTACTAACGCATATCCTAACACTACAAAATTTTGGAGCATTCAAAGAGATAAAGCAAATCAATACTTAGTAGCTTTTTACAATGGTGGTGTTAAAGTTTGGGACACAGCAGGAAATGCAAAAGCTGTCACCATAGCAAGTGGTTCTAGTTACTTAACATCTACAAATCCTATATCAGATTTTAGAATGGTTAACATTGCTGATTACACTTTTCTTGCAAACAATTCAGTAACAGTTACTGCTGACACAAATACAAGTCCAGCTAAAATAGAAGAATTTTTTGTTAATGTTATTTTAACTAACTACGGAAGAGAATACACTATTGAATTAGACCACCCAGATATGTCTTTTCCTTTAAAAGTAGCATTGCAATTACCTTCAGGTTCTAATGCAACACATGATTCTGCTTTTAGAGATACAACACATGTTGCTGATATTTTATTTAAAGGAACATCTAGTGAATACTGGAATAACTCATCAGACGCAACATTTAAAGTTGTAAGAACTGACACGAATGCTACTGTTTCAACGACACAAGGATTAAGTAATTACTCAGGATTTACAGACCATTTCACTTTTACATTGTACCCTTCAGTTATCTATGGAAAACCTACAGATGGTGACGCTGATTACACAATAGAAACAAGTGACGGCTCAGGTAACACTGGAATGTATTCTGTTAGAGATGAGATTCAAGATTTTACTAAACTACCTTTTCATGCCAACGCAACTTCAAAAATAAAAATAACAGGTCAAGAAGCTGATAGACTAGGTGATTACTGGGTAGAATATGTAAGTGATGGTGTTTGGGAAGAGTGCATAGCTCCCGCTGTTAGCGTTGGTTTAAATAACGCTACAATGCCGCATGCATTAATAAATAATAATGATGGCACATTTACTTTTCAAGAACTAGATTGGAATGACAGAACTGTTGGAGATGGTATTTCAAATCCAAACCCAACTTTTGTAGGTAACAAAATAAACAACCTTACATTTCACGAAAACCGTTTAGGTATTTTAGCTTTAGATAATATTATTTTTAGTGAAAATGCAGAATTTTTTAATTTCTTTCAGAAAACAGTTACACAAGTTTTAGACACAGCGCCTATTGATATAGCTGCATCAGGAACTACCGTAAGTGTTTTATATGATACCATTTCTTTTAACGAAACTTTATTAGTTTTCTCTGAAAAATCACAGTTTAAATTAGGTAATGTTGGAGAATCTTTATCACCAACAACCGCAATATTAAATGAAGTTTCTTCTTTTGAACATGATAGAGCAGTCAAACCAGTTTCAGCTGGTAAGTTTGCTTATTTTGCTCAAGCAAGAAACGACAACACAGCTGTTAGAGAATACTTTGCTGATGATGATACGTTAACAAATGATGGATTAGATATTACTGTTTCAGTGCAAAATCTAATACCTACAAACGTTCATCAATTAATTAGTAACACAACTGAAGATACACTTATTGCTTTAGCTAGCGATGCCGCAGACACACAAGTTGCACCCTATGTAGCTGGTGCTGATGTAACTTCTACTAATGCAGGAACAATGTTTATTTATAAATATTTCTTTGATGGTGGAGAGAAAGTGCAAACTGCTTGGTCTAAATGGACTTTTCCAAATTCTAAAATATTAGGTGGAATGACATTTGAAAGTTTTGTTTATTTAATGGTAGTAGAAGGACAAACTACTAAATTAATAAGAGTAGATTTAAGAAATTTAAAAGATGCCACACTTGGTTTTAATCCTTATTTAGATTTAAGAACTTCAGTTACAGGCTCATACAATGCAGGAACAAACCTTACAACGTTTACATCTCCATACGGAGCAAAGACAGGTTTAATTGCTATTGATAAAACTAATGGTAATAATTATTCAGTAACAAATACAGCAGGGTCTACATATACACTAGAAGGAGACCACACAACTTTATTTATTGGTGTCCCATTTGAATCTACATACAGATTATCTACACAATATGTTAGAGAAAATACTGGAAGAGGTTTAATAGCTGTTACTTCAGGTCGTTACCAGCTTAGAAACATATCTTTTAATTATAAAGATTCAGGATATTTTCAAATAGAAGTTACACCATCAGGAAGAAATACAAGTTATTCAATTATGAATGGCTATGTTATTGGAACAGCTACAAGTAAAGTAGGTGTCCCAGCAATTAGCTCAGGAACTTTAAGAGCACCTGTGGCCAGTAAAAACACAGACGTTATAATTGATATAAAAAGTAGTTCACATTTACCGTTGTACATTGCAAGTGCAGAAGTAGAAGGCTACTATCACATACGTTCAAACAGGATTTAATATGACAGCATCAGCTTATGTAAGACCCGCTATACTAAAAGATACTTTAGAATTAGCACCAAAAATACGAAAAACAGACAGAGAAGAAATAAGAGCTTCAAACAATTCTTCACCATTAAAAGCTTTGGTGAGTGCATTTACTATAGAAAATAGTAAAATTTATTCTGTTATTAAAGCTGAAGACAAGTCTGTAATAGGAATGTTTGGGTCTTGTCCTTGTGGTGACCCCGATTATGGTGTTGCTTGGATGTTATCTAGTGATGATTTGTTTAAACATACTAAACAATTTATTAAAGAATGTCCCCATTGGATAAATGAAATGGGAATAGGGTATAAATATCTATATAATTTTGTAGATAAAAGAAATTGGAAGTCACTTAAATGGCTTCAATATTTAAAGTTTGAACCAAAAACTGAAATAGGAGATTATGGATTTGAAAAAATTCCATTTTTATTAATGATAAAAGAGGTAAATAAATAATGTGCGACCCAGTTACAATGGCAGTAGTAACCACTGGTTTACAAGTGGCTACAACTATGCAGGAATACAACAGCAAAAAAGCGATAGCAAAAGGAAAGCAAAAAGCTAATGAGCAAACAAGAAGAAATTCTGACCAAGCATATCTTAATGATATTTATAAAATTGATAGTGAAGCAGTGTCCGCATCAAGAGAAAAAGCAGCAGCTTTGTTTGACGCTAATAGAAAAGCTGAAGCTGCTGAAGCAAAAGCATTAAATTTAAACGCTGGAAATGCTGGCAAAATATTACAAGACATGGCTGGAACTAGGGATTTACAATTTTTTGATGTTACCAGAGATTACGAAACAGATATATTTAAATTAAGTGGGCAAAAAACAGATGCGTATGCGTCACAACAAAGAAGATACAACAGTATTACACCTGCAATAATGCCTAGTAGAACTGGAGCAATGTTAAAAATTGGCACACAAGTAGCTGCTGGAACTCAAAGAGCTAACGAAAAATAATAATTATGGCATATAAATCAAGAGTAACAAATAAATACATGGGCTCATCTTTTGCTGGGCAAGTAGCATCTTCAAGAACAAGCTCTGCTTCAGATTTAATAAACGTATTACAAAAAGATGTAAACCCTGCTTTATCAAAAATTGCTGACAAGTATGTTGAAACTAAAAAAGATACTGCTAAAGAAAAATTAAATGAATTATTTTTAACTAAAGATTCTCAAACAATTCAACAAGAAATATTAGCTGGTAAACATCCAGAGTTAAGCAGTAAATTTGTAGAAAAAACAGTTTCACAACACACTGGTAAACACGAAGCAATTGATGCTATTGCTAAAATTGAATCTGAAAAAGAACAGAACTATGATTTTAGAGAAACAAATTTAGCAGCTTTTTACAAAAACTATCTACCAAAATTTGATGAAAAAGATGGCTCGTATGCGCTTGGTTTTGCTTCTGTTTTTAACCAATACAAAGCTAAACAATTTATTGCTGACGCTGAAATTAGAAGTAAGTATGCTAAAGAACAAAAAATTAATCAGGGTTCTAAAATTATTTCTAAAGCAGATGTTGCAGATGTGTGGGACATAGTTAATAAAGATTTAATTGCAACTAAATTACCCCCTGAAGAAGGTCAAACAACTTCAAGGCAATTTTATTCTAACGAAGAAGGTAATGAAGTTGTAATAAAACATGCTACTGATTTGTACAATACTGCAACTAACACAGATGAGATTGACAGAGCTATTAAAATATTATCAACAGACAGAGGAATGGGTAAGGCAGGAACTAAATTAGGTTCTTTAGTAGATACTAATAGAACTGACGTGTCTGAGCTTGTTGGAAAATTAAATAGAAAACGAACCACTCTTGAAAATCAAGATAGAATTAATCTTGAGTATAAAGAAAAGAAAGAAATTTCTGGAATATTTGCTGAAGCTTTTTCAGACAACGAAGATGGAACTTTAAAAACACACAAACAAAAAATGGAATACAGGGAACAATTAGAAAAATTTGGAAAACCTTCTTTACTTTCTAATTTTGACAAAATAATGAATGAAAATAGATTTGCTGAAACTGACCCCGCAGCTATTGATGGATTTTTAATGAGTGTGTTAACAGGTAATTACACTGATTTAGAATCAATGACTAGAGATTTTGCAAATCAAAACATCCCCACTTCTGAATTAACCAAAGCAATAACTTATTTTGACAAAGCAGACACCAGAAGAACTAAAGGTGTGCAACCGTTACATTTATCAAATCCTGTGTACAAAGCAAGTATAACACAAATTAAAGCTGCTGTTAAAGGTAACTTTACTACAAGCGGAATACTGGCTTCTAACGGTTCTACAGCAATATTTAACGCAACTAATTATATGATAAAAGAAGTTGAAGAGTTTGAAGAAAGATTTATGGAAGAAAACAAGCGTAAAGCAAATAATGGGGACAGACAAGAGTTTATTAAAAAATTAGGTGACTACGTTATCCAAACTTACAAAAACACAGTTTCTCCTGAAATCATGTCTATGACTGAAAAAGAAGTCGCAGATAAAGAGGCAGATGATATTTTAAAAGCAACTAAACAAAAATATGATGAAACAGGTGTAACTGATGTATTAACAAACATTACTAAATCTTTAAAAGATAAAACATTTAAAGTGCCTGAAATGACTGGTGATGATACATCTTATTTTAAAAGCAGAGCTACAGAAAGAAAAGAATTTACAAAAGCAAAAATAATTCCAGCTGTTGCAGATTATTTAAAACAATTGCAAGTTACTCCAGAATTTTACAGTGTGTTAACAAATCAAGATGCAGAAAAATTAGCTTCTCAAATAGCATCTTCTTTAGGAATTGATTTACAAGCAGTAAAAGAAGCAGTAAACAATATAGTTAGTAAAGGTAATTAATGGCAGATTTATTTAAAATTAATACAGCAACAAACTCTACACCAGCAATAGAAGATTACGGACAAGGTCTTGAAATACCTGAAACTAATTTAAAAAAAGCTGAAAATTCAGCTGCTGCTTTAGAAGAGATACAGTCCGAAACTTTTTACAATACATTAAAAAGTTATTATTCATATAGAGAAGCTGATTCCAGTTTTAAAAAAATGGCTCATGCAGATTTGTTAGAGTATTTTTATAATGATAGAGCTTGGAGAAACAATAACTCTGTATCTATGGGTTTTGACATGGCCAATGTTTTAGGTGAAGAAAATGAACAACGCTTAAAAGAATTTAGTTATATACAACAAACTTTTGAACAGCTACCTTCTTGGTGGGATGACCCAAATAGAAGTTTTGGTGGATGGTTAAAAGACACTGGTGGAGCTTTAATTGCTGACCCTGTTAATTTTGTAGGCGTTGGAGTAGGTGGACAAGCTGCAAAACAAGCTTACAAAACGGCTTTAAAAGAAGCTCTTAAAGGCAAACTTGCTTCTGAAATTAGTGAGTTAAGTATTAGGGAAGCTGCAAAACAAGCCCAACAAAAAGCATTAGGAAAAGCTGTTGTTAAAGGTGGTTTATACGAAGGTGGTATTAGTGGTGTAATAACAGGTGCACAAGACGCAATGCTACAAACAACTGCTATTCAATCAGGTGTTCAAGATGAATTTAGTCTAGCACAAAGCGGAATTTCTTCTGCTGCTGGTTTTGGTTTTGGAACATCTTTTGGTTCTGTATTTAGTTATGGAGCTTTTAAATTAACAAGTAGAACTCTTCAAAAAGATTCTGTTAAACAATTAATTGATTTACAAAATTTTGGCAGAAGTGATATCACTGGTAAACAATTGTTTCAAGATATTGGTGTTAAAAAAGAAAAGAAAAACTATTATCAAAATTTATCTAAAAAAGAAATAGACAAAATTGAAGAGGCAAGTGTTGTTAAAGGTAACACAACATCAGAAAGAATTTTAAATTTAAGAAAAACAGCAGATGAGCAAGTCACCACTTCTGATAAACCGCCTGTTCAACCTTTTAATTACACAAGATATAAACAAGGAGCTGCTTTAACATACATAAGAAACATGGCTAGAGAGCTTGCTTCTCAAATAGGAACTGAAAAAATTACCTTAATACAGATGGAAGAGGTGGCTGATAAATTGGGTGTTGACCCTGTTAAACTTAGAAAATTAGCAAAATCAAAATCAAAAGAAGATAGAGAACTTTATGGCTTGGTAATTGCTCATGGTAATTCAATGGTAAAAGAAAGTGATGATATTATTAAATTATCAAATGAATTAAATAGAGTTGATTTAACTCCTGAAGAAAGAACACTAATTTTAAAAGAACTACAACTTCGTGATAATGTGCTTGGTGAATTGTTAACCGTGCAAAAAAGTTTACAAGAAAACTATGCAAGAGCTACAACTGCTGGTAGGGCTATAAAAGACAAAGAAAGAGCTAGTCAATTAATTATTAATCCTGAAGACATTAAAATGCAGGAATTAAAAAAAGGTAACCCAGAAGCATTTTGGGAAGCAGTTTCAAAATTAGATGACAACGACCAAGTTATACTAGCGTTACAAAATGCCAGAAAAGTTAATAAGTGGGATTTAGCTGCTGAATATGTAAACAACAATTTACTTTCTTCACCAGATACTCACCTATTAAACATTATCTCAGGACTTACACAGACACAGTGGAAACCTTTTGTTATGTTATTAAGGTCTGCTAATATGGCTACCAAAGATTCCGCAAGAGCAAAAGTAATAGCTAGAGAAGCTTTACAAACATACATCTATCAATACGCTTACACTGGACATGCTATTAAAAGAGCATTAAAAAGTTTTTATGCTGGAAGACCTTTGTTAGATAGTGTTCAATTAAAATATGACAGCAACATACGTCAAGGTCAATTACAAAGATTTATAAATGAAACTGGAAAACTTTTGACAGAGCCTTTAGGAATGGTAGGCACTGGTGTGCAAAAAGGTGTTATTGAACCTGCTTCTTATGTAACAAGTTTACCTATGAGAGTTTTATCAGCAGGTGATGAATTTCTTAAAACAATGATGTTTAAAGGTAGAATGGCGGCTACAATTCAATCCAGAATATTAGATGAAACTCCTGACATTGGTGTTTATGGAAGAAAAAATAGAGCTGAATATAAAAAAAGATTTAAAGAATTGGAAAAAGAATATGTTAGTGACACAGGTGCAGGAATTGGCGGGGATGATTTAATTAATGACCCATTGCAATATGCACGTGAAGGTTCTTACACACAGTCAGCTTATTCTATTAATCCAAAAACAGGTAAAAAAGAAGGTGGAATTACAGGTGAAGTTTTGTCTTGGACAAACAAACACAGGTGGTCAAGAGCTTTTGGTTTACACTTTATAAATACTCCATCAAATTTATTAAGATGGAATTTTCAACATCTTCCACTTCTTGGAAGGTATCAATTTCAAATGAGACACATGCTCTCCAAAGGCGCTGATGGAAAATATTTAAATCCAGAAGCAGCTGCTGAAGCTAACGCTAGAATACAAGCTGGTTGGTTATTGTGGGGTTCTGCTTATTTAACTGCTGTTAATGGCAAAGTAACTGGTGGTGGTTCAAGAGATTGGAAAGAAAATAGAGAAAGAGAAAGAAACACTGGATGGCAGCCATATTCAATATTACAAGATGATGGAACGTATGTTTCAGCAAATAGGTTAGACCCTATTATGACACCCTTTTTTATAGCTGCTGATATAACTGATGCTGTTAAAGATTTTTTAAAAGAAAATAAAGATTTACCTGAAGAAGTTGAAAGCAGATATACAGAAGCAGCAATGGCAGGTATCACAATGTTAACAAGAAATTTAACATCTAAGTTTTACACCAAAAACGCTTTTGAAACAGCTAATTTCTTTATGAGTGATGATTTTATGAAATCAAGAGCTCCTGACAGAGTAGGTTCATCAATATTAGCAAGAGCCATATTTAAAGTAACGCCTTTATCAGGTGGTTTACGATATGCAAATAGAGTTTCTGATGAGTACGAAAGAGAAACATTTACATTTCTCGACAGAATGAGAACACTTGGTTTTGCTGGTGGGCGTTCAGAAGTGATGCCACAACGTAATATGTTGGGTGAAAAAGTTGATAGAAAAACAGGTTGGTTATTTGGTTTAGGAGCAGAAGATGGTTTATGGTCTTCCCCGTTTGCTATGACTAAGTTTAAAAACACCGAAACATCTAAATTCTTTCAAGATAGAGAACTTAATTACAAATCTCCTGCAAAAGTTGATAAACACACATCTATTGATTTAAGAACTATTAGAAATAGCAAAAATCAAACAGCTTATGACAGAATGTTAGAACTTAAAACACAAGTTAAAATACCTTATAAAGGTAAAGAATACCAATTAAAAGATTTATTAGAAACAATTGTGGCTGATAAAGGTAGCAATTTATACAGATTACCAAAAGGTATTGTAGCAGGTGATGATTACAGACAAAAATATATATTAAGCATTGTTCAACAAGTGGAAAGAGAAGCATATAAAAGAATGTGGAAAGAATTTCCAATTTTAGAAAAGACTTTAAAAACAAAAGGTATATTTATTAGAGAAAAAGCTGAACAAGCATTAAATGAGTTTATGCAAGAAATACAATAAAGTACCCCTTTTAGAAGAGATAAACACAAACATAGGAAATAATGGCAAATAGTTTTGTAAGATATACTGGAAACGGTAGCACGACAGCATACGCTATTCCCTTTAGTTACCGTAGTGTTGACGATTTATCCACAACTGTTGCGGGTTCTGCTGTCACAGCTTATACCTTAGACGGCGCAGGAACTACCCTTACTTTTGATGTAGCTCCAGCAAGTAGTGCTGCTATTGAAATAAGGCGTACAACTTCACAGGCCACAAAATTAGTAGATTATGTCTCAGGTTCAGTTTTAACTGAGAGTGATTTAGATACAGATTCAGACCAAGCTTTCTATATGTCTCAAGAGGCAATCGACAAAGCTGGTGACGTCATCACCTTAGATGGCGCTGATTTTCAATGGGATGTTCAAAGTAAAAGATTAAAGAATGTTGCAGCTCCTACAGCTGATACAGACGCTGTAAACAAAGCATTTATCTCTACAAACATACCTAATATTACAACAGTAGCGGGCATTAGTTCTGATGTAACTACAGTAGCTGGCATTAGT